TAATAATGAGACGATATCTGTAGCAGACATTAGAAGCGAATTGTTTGAAGGCGACAATGTAGTTGTTGGCAAAACAGATTATGGACAAAGTCAATTGAAATCAGGGCCGTTTGCTAATGCTAATAAGTAATTCAATTATCTATACGTAAAATGATTTAACCCAATAGTTTCCAAAGGAAGTAGATTTGCATAAGTTTTTTACGCTGATTAGTTATATTTTATTATTCTAATAATATATAACAAATGTATTACGACATAATTATTATTGGCAGTGGCATTTCAGGCTTATATGCTGCGTATAATATACAAAAAATGTCACCATCGACCTCGTTTATTATTTTAGAAAAATACAAAACAAAATGGATTGGTGGAAGAACTAACAATGACGTGTTTTATGGAACGCAAGTAGTAACTGGCGCTGGCATAGGTAGAAAAAATAAAGACAAATTATTAATTAATTTATTAAATGAACTTAATTTGTCATATACAGAATTTAATTTTAAACCATATTATTCAACAAATATGGATACAATAGACATTAAAAAGGTAATTCAATATCTAAAAAATGAATATAATAAAAATAAAAACCAACCAAGAATTACATTTAACGAGTTTGCAAATCCAATATTAGGAGATAAATTATATAATGATTTTTTAACCTCTGCTGGATATACTGATTATGAAAAAGAAGACGCATATGACGTTATATATAATTATGGAATGGATGATAACACATGCTGTTGGAAAGGATTATATATAAATTGGAAACAATTAATCGAGACCCTGTATGATAAAATTGGTGGTGATAAAATAAAAACATCAATGAATGTTGTTAGCATTAAGAAAACAAGAAAAAGTCCGTGTCTCTTTTTAGTTGAAACAGATAAAATAGTATTTGAAACTAATAAAGTAATAGTTGCTACAACCATTGATAGTATAAAACAAATAATCCCGGGTGCTTCTAATAAAAATAGTATTTACAATGAAATAAAAGGTCAAAACTTTCTTAGGCTATATGGCAAATTTTCAAAAAAATCATCCGAAATAATGAAAACATATGTAAAAGGGTATACTATTGTTCCAGGTCCTTTACAGAAAATTATACCAATGGATTCAAACAATGGCGTATATATGATTGCTTATTCGGACAATGCAAACGCTACTTTTTTAAAACCATATTTAAAAAATACGCCAAAAAATAGACACATATTTTGTTATTTATTAGAAAAAGCATTAAACATCCCTGATTCAGCGTTGGAATTAATAGCCATACAAGATTATTATTGGGATATTGGAACACATTATTATACTCCTTTATCGAATAAATATGAAAATAGAGACGAATTTATACATAACGCTCAAAATCCAGAAAAGGGGGTTCTTGTTGTGGGTGAAGTTGTGAGCAATGATCAAGGATGGACAAACGGTGCCCTTTCTAGCGTAAAAGCGGTTTTAAATAAAAAATGGATTAAACATAATTGTTAATCAAGTAATAACCATGATATCCTATGGAAGCAAATCCTAACATCAATAATATTTCGAAATAAAACCTTGGCGTTTTATCTCTATTTAGTCCAATATAAAGTATTAACGGAGCAATAATAAAAAGGTGTATAAAGTTTATCCAAGGGTTTATTCCTGCTTTTAGTTTTATATACACTTTAAAAGAGTGGTATAGTATAATTATGGCTCCTAATATTGTCAAAATTGAATACATAAAGGTAGGCGTATGTAATTTTTTAATTCCTACATATACAAACAAACTACCGACTATAAGTATATGAAATAAATTAACAACAATTTCACTCATACAATAACTTATATATTATTTTTATTTTATCACAATAATATACAAATGAATAATTCTAGATTAAATGATTTTAACTATACAAATACTGAAAAAAAGTTAAATCAATTTGGTGGCAAAGTGATACGTAAAGTGTCTATTAAAAACGGAAAAGGCTATAAAAGTATTAGCAAATACCATAAAACAAAACATACGGGAACCATTCGTAAACCACTTAAACCTAGTGAAATAAAAATGATAAAACAATGCAAATTTATACCTGGACTATTTAAAAATTGTAAAACATGTTCTAATAAACATAAAAAATAATAAATATATATCACAAAAGTTCTAAGGGAGGGTAAAAATATATAATTTTGGGTATACCTTTTTAAAGGTATATTATATAATTTTGGGTATACTATATCTTTTTATTAAAGGTATATTATATGGGTAAATATAGTCTTTTAGCAACCGCGTCACTTATGTTTAATGTAATTTCTTTTTCTTCTTTACTATTTAACATTTACAAAACGCAAAATGTAAGCAGTTTTAATTGGCTTTATCTTATAGGAAATACAATGGCACAAATATTACTTATTTTATATGGTATAGTTAATAATGCACCTGAAATATATGGTCCTACTGTTTTATTATTTGTTGGGTTATTATATATAGTTTATGTTAAGTTTACAACGTAATTACATTTCTTTTACAGCATAGCAATTTTTGGAGGTTAACAAAGTTAATAGAGATAAATTGTTTTATGTATGTCTCTTAACACATTTGATAAATCAAAATCAGATGCATTTGGATTGTATCTAATGATTTTATTTCCTAATGACAATATATAATCTTCCCTATTTTTTTCTTTAACTATATCTCTATCGATATGGTCATTTTCGTCACATTCAATTACTAATTTGTATGATGGAAAATACAAATCAACGCGATATTTATCCATAAAGAATTGTCTCTTACATTCAATAATGTCTTTAAATGAATTTTCAATAAATCCAATGGTTTGGTTTTCAATGCACATACATATGGGGTTAATTTGTGTTACATTATCTGAAACACTTACAATATATCTATTTCTTAAATTGTAAGTGTTTTTTAATAGTTCAAATGCATCTTCTGTTAGATAATATTCTATTTTGTTTTGTCCACCATATTGTTTATCTTTAGGTTTACATTTGTCAATAATATAATGTATATTTTCCTTATAATTTTTTTTTAAATGTCTTACTATAAGGTTTTTGCTAGATAAATGTAGCAATTCATCTATATTTCTTGTAAATTCGCTCATATTCGTTTGAATTATTACCAATATATTTATTATTTATAATTCAATTTTTTTCTATTTATAAACCGCTTTCTATTTTGGAAAGCGGTTTTTTACCATTTGCTCTTTTTAACCGCAATTTTTGGTCCCTGACCACGTTTTTTCACGTTTTGTGGGTCATATTGGTCTCCATCTTCGTCATCGTCGTTAATTTGTTTAGATAATTCCCAGAATTCTTTAGACCCTAACCTGAAGTCATTATGTGAGTCCGCCTTATACCAGAATACTTGGTCTTGTAGTTTGTTGGATTTGGAGTTGTTATTTATGACTAGGCACTCAAAATTCTCAGTGCACTGGTCCATCACCTGACAAAACGACTCAAATGTGGGAAACATACCAGCATAATTTTCATAAATGCGCTTTCTATTGGCGATATATGGTTCTCTCAAAATAAAAACGTAATCGATGTTAGTTCTGAGCGTAGGTGGTATGCCTAAAGGATATTGCATTGTGATGAGTAACATGACCTTCCAATGCCTACCATTCATAAATATCAACCGCATCATCTTATCCCGCGCCCATGTATTGTCATACAAACAATCATCCAAAATTACGAAAGTTCTTGGATCAATGGTACTCCTTTTGAAACTTTCGGTTTCATGTTTGATTTGTTTTAATACGCCTCGCTGACGTTTCAGGATGTTCTCAATAATGGCTGTATTATACTCGTTATGAATAAACAATTTGGGAACCATTTTTCCGTAAAATCCGTTGCCCTCTTCTGTTCCGGAAATAACTGTTCCTATTGGAATATCCTGATGATAATATAGCAGGTCTCTAACTAAAAACGATTTACCTGTGTCACGACGTCCTATTAATACTATTACTGGGCCCTTGGACTCATTGGGTTTAAAACTTATTGTTTTCATGTCAAACCGTTTTAATTCTAAATTCATTTGTATACTTATGTTATATTTCTTTTTATTTATCTCAAACGAATTGTTTAGAAATAGTAAGGATAAACTTGGGCAACCAATTCTAACCATTTAGTAATATATTAAGCATTATTAAAATAATAAGTTAAATATTACTTTAATTTATATTATTATTAGCTAATGGTTATTTCTGTAAACTACAAAAAAAGGAAAAATATAAACCTGTTTAATAAGTTTCAAACTAACAAACACATCAATTTATCTAATGTTCAAAATTATATACCTATTTATGACCGTTTTTTTTCATTAAATAATACCAATTGGAACTCCATTAATTTAAATCATTCATGGGCATTATTCGACATTAAGGATAATAAACATCATGACGATGATACGTCTGTTTTTACTGGCAAAATTAAACACGT